ATCGAGTGTGTTTGGAAAGCTTTTAAAAACAAAAGCGGGATTGAATTATCAAATATTACTCACGAAGAAAATTCCGGATGGTCGCAGGCGCTTTTGTTTAGGCAGGAAAAAATAACAACAGATCAGATGAAAGCGGATGATTCTTATCGGAAATACATGTACACATAATACTATGGTTCAAAAATATGAAATAACGGAAGAAGAAGATCGCCCATTTCCACAAGCCAATGTTTTAGGAGAAGCGTCAGTTGTGGCACAGGATGTTCCTACATTAATGCGGCTCAACGATCAAAAACACTCCCATGATATAGATAACTTCAAAAACACAACTGGAAAGCACATTTTGTACGCGTGTCTTGGCGCGATGGCTTTAGCCGCTACTGCGGACGCCATTTTTCACATTGAATCGCCTTTGTTAACAAGCGCTTTCGAAGTAGCAAAAATTGTAGCAAATATTATTCTTGGTTACTTTTTCGGAAGCAAGTCCAAATGATACTTTATAGAAGACAGAAAAACAGGAGTCGGGTTAATCCCCGGCTCCCTTGTTTGTATAGAGTTGTTTTGCTACTTCCTCAACCCTTTGGAATACGTACTTTTCATGGTCACTAACTGTGCTTCGGTACCATCCCAGTTCCGCCGCCACGTCCATCTGACCCCATTTATCAATGATTCGTCGTTTTGCGATCAATTCATCGTCTTGGTTTAGGGCAGACTCATAGATGGCTCTTTCCAGCTGAGAGCGCAAGAGTTTATCCAGCGGCGGCGGTAATTTCACTCTTGCGCTCATCGGTTCACGTCCTTTCAGGTGTTCAGGCTTTTCCGAATTTCTGATGATACCTGTACAGCATCACGGCAAACTGCCTGCGGGTAACGGGCTGGTCCAGCATCATGTCGCCGTTCGTGTTGCCCAGCATAATGCCGTTCTCCCGCACCCACTGGACCGCCAGATCACTTTCAGAAGGCTTGTCCACAGTTTCCTCCTTCCAGGCAATTCCCAGATAGTTCAGGATGCCATTTGCTTCCGCTTCCGCCAGTTTCTGCCGGTATGCGGAGTTTTTGAGGTTTGCGGCGTCTGCCTGGTTGGTGTGGAAGCCATGCTCAATCAGAACAGCCGGAGCCACGGTGCCTTTCAGGACATACAGCGACGAGTCCGCCACAATCGGTGTAGACCTGACAGTAATTCCGGCGTCTTTGACGGCCTCCAGGATATCCTTTGCTGCCTCATAGCCGCTCCCGCTGGTCTTGTAGACATATGCGCTCCAACCGGAGGCAGAGGACCAGCCTCCATTTCCAGCGGCGTTGCTGTGCAGGCTCACGAACAAATCCAGGTCTTTGATGGCGTTTGCAATCGCACACCGCTGCGCAAGGCTGACTTCCCCGCCGCCAGTCCTGGTCATGGTGACGGCAACGCTATGCCGCTCCAGGATGCTCTGAATGCGTTTCCCCATGTCCAGGGCAAACTCATGCTCATAATAGGTTCCGTCCGGGCTTTTGTTGGCGAGGTTTCCCGCGTCATGGCCCGGGTCCAGGACCACCTTTTTCTTTTCCACAGTTGTCTCCCCTTTCTTGAGATAGACCAGAATCAAATCATGCACGTTCCTGCTGCTCTGGATGACCGCTCCATTGAAATAACACTGGCTGGAGCCGCCGCTATCCAGCATAACCGCGGAATCCCATCCTGCCGCTGTCAGATCGTCCCTGAGCGCTTCCGGCGTCCGGGTCATACTCCCTCCGTCCCTCGTACAGTAAAGGGCCAGAGAGCCGCCCTTGATGCCGATAGCGGAGCGTCCCCGCTTTCCTCCCTGGCCCTCGTCATAAATCAGTTTGGAGATTGGCTTTCCGGAAACAACCAGCGGTGTGCAGGTGATATAATTACGCTGAGAGGCGTCCGGCAGCGTGTCCATAGAGATGTCCGGTCCCTCATTCCAGGAGTAGCCGGAGACTGTGTAAGCCGGTTTGCAGAGTACCTTCCCATCTGCTTTCAAGTGGCAATTAGGTACAAACGTGCTCATGTTGTAGAGCGTGCCGTTGAGGATGTAATCCGCCCCGGTCTCCCTCTGGATTTGAGAGAGAGACCGGCGAGCGGTGTTGATGTAGAGCTGGATGCGCTGGATATCTTTCAGGGGGATTGTTACCGCCAGATGGTCAGGCATTTCCATCACTCCCGGAGTTGCGCTTTTCGGCCTGGGTACCGAAGTAGAATGCGATCACCACGGTGAATACGGTGAGGAACTGCTCTGCCGTCACGCCGCCGGTACAGGTCAGGTAGGCGAACACCGCCGTGAGAATTACCGTGACAATGCTCTTGACGGCCAGCAGGTTTGACAGCCGTTTCTTCAAAAGATCCATGTGTTTTCCTTTCCGGGCAGCACAAAAGCCGCCCTGTCGTGCTTGACAAAGCGGCCTGATTTGGTATAATGAATGTACAAGGGCGCTGCCGATAAGCGGTTAGCCTAAAATGTTGTCAAAAGAATTTGACCGCACTCTTGGCCGGGGGCGGTCATTTTCTTTTGCAAATCTGGAAAAACAGAGTTGCAACGCCAAGGAGTACAAGCGAGTAAGCAAAAAGCTCACTGTATGTAACCATCAGCATCACCTCCCTTCACAGGGAAGTGCTAACCGCCTACCGTATATCGCAGCGCCCAGGGCCTTTTTCAAGGCAGGCTTATTCTACCAAAAGCGCCGCTCTGTGTCAATCTTCGCCGCCTGGATGGGCGGCTTTTCAATTAGTTCCTGCCGTGGTCCTCGTCATAGTCCCGCATGCTCTTGGGCTGATACTTGCAGGACCCGTCCTCAGCATAGATGTACCGCAGAGCGCCCTTCACCACGTCCACGCCGTGATACTTGGGCCGGTTGTACACCATATCCTTTTCGGGGATATACTTGCGCAACTCATCCTGCCAAGCAACCGCTCCGGCAAAGGTGTGCATGGAAGCCCACCAGGGAGTTTCAACGGGAGCGGGAATAAAGCCCTCCTCCATCTCCTCCTTCGTCCAGCCGCCAGTAGGATTCTTGTTCGGGTCCAGAGAAAAATTCGCGCCAGCCTCTTTAAGCTTTGCGTTGGCCTCCTCCACCGTGATCTTACCGGCCTTGTACTGCTCCATGATGTCGTTGATGGTCTTGTTCATAATATGTACTTCCTTTCTTTTTCCGGCTGTGCCGGTTAATAACAAACTGTTGATTAGGGGACAATCAGGTTTAGAACCGCGAGCGCCGCTGCTGTCAAAATGGAGGAAAGCACCGCTACAACTACCTTGCTTTTGATATCGCTCCATTGTCTTCCTGGCCTCTGCTGTTCTGTCTCCTGCCATGCGATCAGCTTGTCCAGCTTTTCCATGATATTGTCATACTGCTCATTCCGGGCGGCTTCTGCCTTTTCAAGCTCCCGGATGCGGTCGAACAGTTTTCCGTGGGTGTCTCTTGCCTGTTCCTGCAATTTTTCCATCTGCTTTTCCAGCATATCCGCTTTCTGGAGGCCCAGGCAATCCCGCTGTGGGTCTATGATACATTTTTCATTACTCATGGGCAGCACCGCCTATCTATGGTATAATCTTTTTGAGGTGATGATATGGATATGGATTTGTATAAAGTTACTGTGATCTGTTCAAAGTGCGGACGAATGGCCCCTTTTACTCCGCCAGATGGTTCCAATATATGGGGTTCTTGGGACTGGCATCATCCCTGTTCCTTTTGCGGGGAAACTGCATGGGTTGCCCACGAACCGGTCCGGGACTGGAAAACTGGGAAGCCACTGGACCTTTAAGGTTTGACGCGCATACTTGATCTCGCTTTTTATGAAAAAGCCTGTGTGATTTGCTTGTTGAAAATGTATGGACATTACGCCATGGAGATTTCATGTTACTTTGTATACTCTTACATCAGAGCCAGGGGCGTTCATATCGGTAACATTTCCTGATAATGTCAGATATGAGCTATATCGCATAAAAATTAAGGTTCCCTGCACTGCGCTGAATGTAGTCCCACTTGCTGTGTTAGGTGTTATTAATACACTAGTTACAATAAGATTTCCCGCGTTCAAACTTGTATGATATATACTAATATTATTAGATATACCGTCGTTTATAATAGCGATCCTTTTCACGGCTGGCGCTTTAACAGATAATGTGCCCACAACATTAACACCGGACACACTTGTAAATGTCTTTCCACTCGTTACATCTGCCGCAGTAGCGGTTCCCAGGTTTGCAAGCATATCACAAACTTCTGCTGTGCCAGTGATTATTTCACCGTTGCTATCTATGGCCTGTTTTCCGGCGGCTAGATTCTCCGCTGTTGCTGGATTAGACAGCTCCGGAAGAGATGTACCAATGATCATCTGATTCGCTATCATGTGTCCTCCTTAGCTTTTAACATCAGTTATTGCCACATACACTGTCAAATTCCCTGTTGGAACCGTCTGGCAGGTGAAGGTAAGACTATCGGCAGCTTGTCCGGTACAGAGGATTCCCGCAGAGAGATAAGCGGCTTGTGAGGCAATAGCGGGCACAGGCTGAATCAGCTGCTTTGTCTCGTCGGCAAGTACTCCTGGAACAGTTACAATACATTCATAATATGTTTTATTTGTCTCCGTGTCTAAACTCGGATGCCAGCCTCGCAAAACCACAGAAACGGCTTTCGGAGCTGGGGAAACATTTGCCAGCAATGTATTAAACTCTTCCTCCGTCCCCGTATATCCCCCATCCACCGCATACTGATAGGCTGATTTGCCGTGAAGCCCAATCCCGGCTACTTTTTTGCCGTTTACGTAGAGTGCCATAGAGACACCTCCTAATACTTGATGATGGGGGTTAGGGCGATGTTGTACGGACGGAAATAAGACTTATAAGTATAAGCAGTAGCCGTTCCATCAACTTTATTTGAAGTTTTGGAAGTATTTGGACTCCATTTATCTTCATTTCTTATGGGTTCTTTTAGAATTCGCTTATCGTCAGAAGCGGTTTCTATATAAGTCGCCTCCTGCTTCTCACCAAACGTCGCAGAATATCCGTCCTGAGACCCAGCACCACGAATGAACGCTGCTTGTAAGTTCGGAAGAGCGAAGGTCGTCGTGCCATCTCCCGTCCCAAACATGGTCCCAATCGCCGCGAACAGGTCCGCGTACTCTGTACGGCTGACCGCGCTTCCATCGCAAATTAAGTACCCCTCCGGCGCTGTCTTTGTCGCCAGCCAGAATACAGACCCTACCGGAACGCCGGTGCCTCCTTTTGGCGCTGTGCTCAGTTCCGTGATGGCGTCCTGTACATTGGTGGCCGCCATACCAGACTCCGTGTTGTTATAGGTGATCTCGGAGGCGCTTACATCATTCTCGCCATCTTCTGTGAAGGTGAGGGTAAACGGGGCGGCGCCAAAGGATTCATTTATGGACATTACGCCCCCGCCATCTACAGTGACTGAATTCGCAAGCGCTGTATTAAATTCATCTTCTGTGCCGATATAGCCGCCATCCTGGGCGGATTCATAGGCCGATTTCCCCGCCCCAGCCACCAGCTTTCCATTTACTTTGATTGCCATGGTTCAACTCCCTGCCTTAGTCATCATTTCGCTTAGGGCGCTGTACTCCTCCGGGGTCAGCCTGTCCGCCGCCAGATACACGTCCATCTTTTCTTGCAGGCCTTCCGTCCGGCCTCTGTCAATCAGCAGCTTGCAAAGATTGTACACAGTAGACATAGGGTTTCTCCTTTCACATTATAGGGTGGTAAGTTCCAGCATACACAGGCGTTCCTCATGGTCTGCCAGCATATCAAGCGTAATGTCCTTCGCTGTTGGTTCCGGGTCTGGTTTGGGTTCCGGTTCCGGAATATCCATCATTTTTGCTTCTTTTGACCCGTCAGATTTTAATACTGTAACAATCTTTTTCACTTTTTCACCTACTTTACAACCTTGTAAATTTTTACTGATTGTCCAATAGCTAAAGAAACGCTGAAAATTGCATTTTTGTAATTATCGGAATTACCATTACATTTGAAAAATTGAATTCCATTGATATCGTGTACAATTATGTCTACAGATACAGCATTACTTCCAAACACAGTACCAGAAAATCTAAAAACAAAAAATGATGGATGTTGTTGATCAATAACTATACTAGTTGTTGTTGAGTTAAATATGTAGTCTGAGCCAGCTTGTATCTTAGAGTATCTTCGTGAAGAAGAATGGGGAGAACTTAATTTTACAGAAGAAGCATTTCCACTGATACCAGAAATAGAAGCAATAAAGGTTTCTCTTAAATCGTTTTCTGTAACTGCAAAAGCAAAAACATCAGAATCTTCCGTTGCTTCAAATTCATTGACTTTTTCCAAATAGGTGTTTTCGTCCATAAACGTTCCAATCTTTCCGAAAACATCATTTGGCATTGGATTCTCTGGTAGTCCAGGAAATAAAGCCGCCGTCTCAGCGCTCAACAGATCACTCTTGCTCATGATCGGCCCTACAACATTATCCTCGACATAGCCAAGAATTTGCCCTGCGGAGCCGTCTGGGAGACTTCCTCCCCCAGAACCAGCCTCCTCAGTAAACTCAATCGTGTACGGGCCGGAGCCGAGGGTTTCGGACATAGACACCTCACCACTGTTCTCCACAGTAATTGCCTGATTTGCTCTTGCGATTCCCGCGTCAATTTCCGGTCCCGTGTAGGCCCCGTTATATCCATCTGTTGTCGGCATATGATCACTCCCTCATGCAGAGATATGGCTCCCCATCGGCGGTAATGTAGGCTGTGCTGCCAACAGGAATATAATAGTAGTTGTCGTTCCAGCTTCCGTCTTCCCCCTGTGCAAAGAGGGAAATTCGATAGTTCCCGTCTCCATGAACAAGGTAATCGTCATACACCTCGAAACTCCGCTGTGTGTTCGCCGGGGTGGTGGAGAAGGACGCGATCAGCGCCCCCTTCCCCACGCCGTACTCCTCCCCAGCCTTCGTAGCGCGGCACTCAAACGCCTGATAGGGAATATCTGACTGAAACGCCACAATGATATAATCAAAGCCAGACACAGCGGAGACCTTTTCTCCAGAAATAGAGAATGTCAGCTTTGGGGCCGCCATTATGCCACACTCCAAATGCCTGCGGCAGTCTTGACGAAGACCTTGACAATCTTCACGCCGTCTCCGGTAGACGCGCTCTCCAAATCGGTTCCGTTAATCGTAACCTGGATATTAGTGGTGGCGGGATAATTGCCTTCGTTTCCGCTGGTGTTGATGGAGCCGCCAGTGGTGGGGATCAGGGTGCCCGCATCCTGCTCGCTGGAATTGGCAGGAACCACGCAAACCTTGTACTCGTCAAACTCCACATCGGAAGTAAAGTTGATAACAGACTGATTGAATCCCGCAATCTTGGAAATCTTGCTCTTGTCCGGGCCGGTGACTGTGACCACGGGAACCGTAGTGTTGAGAGTGATATCATCCGTCACCTCGGCGCTCTCGTTGCCCACATCGTCACGGACCTTGATATGTACAGTCTTCAGGCCATCCCCAGAAGTCAGGTTGACGCTCTTGCTGGTGGCAAAGGTCTCCCAGCTGGCGGACTCTTCCTCCGCGACACCATCAATTCCCCAGATTTTCATCTGGTAGCCGGTGGTCTGCTCGTCGCTGACTCCAATGGTCAGCTTTACCGCTGTACTGGTCGCATACAGTGCCCCATCATTGATTTGCAGTGTCAGGCCAGACGGTGCGGTGGTATCAAGAGTTAGGTTAAAATAGCTTGCCATTTACTGACTCTCCTTTGTGTCAAGTTGGATATATACATAGGCCCCTGGCCTTTCATAAACATTCTCGCTGCCAGCCATGATGGTTTTAATCCCCATCTCTCCCAGCATCAAGGTCTCTATGGTCTCTGTTCCTGCATAAATCATTTTGCTACCCCCGAATCAGATAGAGCGTGGTGGGGCTCTTTGTGGGAAGCTCCTCATATTCCTGCCTGTCCATCACACGGATCACTGATATCTCCGGAGATGATACATTGCCGGAACCGGAGGCTCCCAAAACCCACTCCGCAGCGCCGTCCAGAACACCCAGAAACTTTCCTTCGTCCTCTGGGGTAATTTCCGGCACTCCATCTCCGGGCGGTCCCTGTGGCCCCTCCGGGCCGGGTTCTCCATCAAACTTTCCGGCATCCGCGTCATCCCGTACACTCTGCGCAATCTTTTCCGCCTGTTCGGCGGCTTCTAAAATCTGACTGTACACATCTGGCGTGGGAGGCTGCGCGTTGCTGCCCAGCGACACGCCCTCCCGAATTTCTCCCAGCTGCGCCCAGATGGTGGGGAGAACGACTGTGCCGCCCTTTGTTCCATATACGCCAACCGACAGGTTTCGTCCCGGATTTTCCAATACCTCCCACGGAATTTGGCACTCGTTGGAGTCGTCCAACACCACGGAAATTTGATCGTCGCCCGCGTGGAATACCGCCGTCCTGTCCAGGCCATCCCAATCCGAGTTGAAGGAAAATCGAACCGTGTAGACATTAACGGAACCACTGGTCACGCCCTCTTTTGCGCAGACTTCCAAATATATTTTGTTGGCTTGTAGATGGAACATGACGCCCTCCTTTGAGGAATAAACTATAAAACCTATCCAGAAATTTTTCTATCCGTACTGCTTAATAGAACATCATAACGTTATAAGTCATACTGTTTTCCCACACAAAATTTGACATACCATCTAACGGCCCCATGATGTCTAGCCTTGAATTTACCACGTCGTTGAAAAACGATAGTTTAGTAGGGTCGATCGTTCCACTAGAAATATCATCGCTATCCCAAACTCCCGTATAATTTCTTGCGGAGTATGCGGCTTTCATGCCAATACGAGACAGCATAAAGAACGCTTTATCAGTGAAGACGATTCCATTAGAGCATGCAACATCACCTCACACCGTCGGATTCATCTGATCGTTCACCCAATCAAACATAGCATCCTGTTCCTCACCAGAATATTTGCTTGTATAATATCCGCCTGGAAGCCCTTCCGAAATAGCTATTTGGAGCATTTGATTGAACTCTTCCTGCGTCATATTGTCCTCCTAAACGATGATAAGCCGCCCGTTTTTATCAAGAACTGTTTTTTTGTTTTTATCCATGAGTTTCCCGGGCTTGATTTCTGTTTTCTTACCGTAGTATAAAATGATGCACCCTTCTTTTCCGGAGCCGCCTGAACCTCCTGCCCCACCTGCCCCACCATTACGGGGATAAATGGCTACCTCAGCACTTGCCCAAATGGATATAGTGCTTGTATTAACATTTTTCTGTGTCTTTGAGTATTGGGCGGAAACTGATCCATCTCCATTTGCGCCGCCTCCTCCGCCTCCGCCTCCGCCAGAACCTGCCGAGCCGTAGGTTTCTCCAGGAGCCCCATTTGCGCCTCGTCCTCCACTTCCGCTTGTGCTTGTTCCTAATGTTGAACTTGCTCCAGTATCAAGTGTAACACTTCTAGACCATGAGCCATATGAAGCATTACCGCCAGGGGACCCGTTTGAATTACCAGACGCCCCGCCTGCACCACCGCCACCAGCGCCGCCGTCACTGTACGATGCAGATCCATTCCAAGTTGTCTGAGAAGAAGTGCCATCTCTTGGGTATGTCTCATTCAGTCTAGAGTACCCTGAACCTCCTGGAACTCCATTAACCGCAGCTCCGGAAGCCCCAACTGAGCCACCTGCACCTCCTTTTCCACCAGACGAACCTGCTTTCGCATAAGTAATTCCGGTGACAATATCCGTATATCCATCTGGAAGGATTCCGCCATTTTCAGAGGACATATCTCCAAATGTTGTTTGCCCTCCAGTCGCGCCATTAGATGCCCCGCCAGTTCCACAACTATAGGATATTTTATCGCCTGGATTTACCGAAATAGTTGTTTGCAAAACATTTCCGGCGATACCCGAAGCACCGCCCTCTCCGCCTTGACCCGCCGAACCTCCGCTGTACGATTGGGATGCCGTAGCGCTTATAGAGCCGCTTTGCCCAGCTTGAACATTCGTTGTTTGATAATCGTTGTCTCTGCGCACAATATTCCCGCCCGCTGTGCCTTTCTCGCCAGATTGTCCATTATATCCAGCTTGTCCTCCAGAGATCAGCACTATTCGTACCTCAGATACACCTTCCGGAACGTCCCATTCACCGCTTCCGGTCAGCAGTTCATGTTCATCATAAATAACTGTTTGCTCAATTTGGAGTGGACGGTAGCCGACAAGTTGTTTAGATTTTGCCCGTAGCGTCCCTGATACTGTAATATCAAGGCTCTCAATACATGCCTGTACATTTACTTCATCATACGGATGATAAGCAGTTACAACATCACCTGGAGATAGCTGCCCAAGCACAATGTCTCCATCAATAGTCTCTGAACATGTATAATAATTCTTGAGTCTATTGGCTACAGCACTTGAATTTACAAGGGAAACCAGAGTCGCTTCTGTTACAGATTTTACATTCTCTGTTTCTTGGCTTCTTCCATCCTCTATATTCCTGGAAATTTGTCTTGTGTTATGGATATATTTTTTTCCTTTTAATGTACCCGTTCCAGAAGATACCTTCGCATAATTTGCGCCGCTTTCCAGAATAGTAAAGCCAGAGGCGGTCAAACTGTGCATTGGTTCTGAAAAAGTAATTATATCCCCTGATTGCGTAGCGCCTTCAAACAAATCTGCTTCTTCTGTACCTTGTACGTATTGATGCTCAGTTACTGCAACGCGCGTTACTTTAGAACTATGCGATGCTTTTGGCCCCTCAAATAGTTTGTCTTTCCCAACATTTCCGCTGATGCCATCCCAAAGGGATTCAATCCTTAAAATGCCTTTCCTGTCTGTCTTAACTGTTGCTCCGATTGCAAACAATACTTGTGCTAAGTTGTCTCTCGGTGTTGTGATCGGAAGCCACCCATAAAGTGCGATTTTAGCGAAAGAGAAATGCAAAATATATGGTACGCTGCCACAAATACTCGGGAGAATTTCTTCCACGGTTTCGCCTGTATAAATGCCTCCATAGTGCTGACCTTCTGCCAGAATACCGATTGCAGAATCTGCTTCAATCGTATATGTCGATGCAGATGTGCGCTTGATCGATTGGACATAGAAAATGCCGGTCAGTATATCGTCATTATAATATCTTAGCGGCGCGTTCCTCTGGAAAGACAGGATGGACGAGTCAGTACACTCTACCTCTGCTTCGAACGAATTCGGTTCAAGTTCGGACTGCAATAGGGAAATTGTGGAATAGATTTTTCCGGACCTGATTTCTGACCCAGTAAACACCCAGCCCTCGTATTCAATCTTGCTTCGTCCCATACCAGAACCCCCTTCATCTCTTTAGCTGTGCGTCAATAGGAATGAAATTCACTTCGATTTCACCCCAAAAATTCACGCCCTTTTCAACCTTCTCAATATCCTGTGATGCACTGGTGTAATAGGCCTGGTAACTGATAGTTTTCTGCCCGTCCGCAGCCTCTAGTAATACGGAATCATCGATAGAATGCTGATACAGATATTCCCAGAACTCATCTAAGCCGGCGTAATCATCCCCACGTCTGAATACAGTAATCTTATGTCCAAGATATGTCCCGATTATATCCCGGATCATTTTCCCGGCCAAAACTCGCCCTGCGTTAGGGCCATCCAGTACATTAAAATTTCTGTTGTAAGCGGAAATTGCAACATCAGCATCAAATTCCACGCCATTCAGTTTGATGTAGCTCATTTATCCCTCCGAAAGACGCACACCGATTCTCTGCGTCTGCTGGTTGTTTAGCCTGTACATCACTCGTCCCATCTCTTGCTCTCCGATCTGAAGGATGACGGTATGATCTCCGCTTCCTCCGTTCATCCCACTTCTCTGAATGCCACGCACGACTGCCGCCTCGATCTCCGATGTGGGGGCCTCAATGTTCGTACCGCGTTTCTGGTCGCCCAGCACGGCAAGGAACTCCCGGTTGGGCGGGATGACGGCCCCACGAGCCAGGGCGGGGACATCCTCCAGGGCGAGGCGGGGAGCGGACACTCTGCCACTAAAGCCGCCGCTTCTTCCACTACTTGTTGTTCCGTTGCTTCCTAACTTTAGAACCGCACCACCGCCAAGAAGGGCAATACCGGCTAGCAACATGACTGGATTCAATGTCATGGCACCGATGGCAATTAGGGCTATGCCAGCAAGTAAAAGTGCTGTAGATACCCATCCTGCCACTTCTTCGAGGTGTAGGGATTCAACCCAGCTTGGAAATGTTCCACTTTCGTTTCCAATAACCATACCTGCTACAAGCAAAGCAAGTCCGCCGAGAAACATTGGTATGCTCTGTGTCATAAGGCCTATCGCTACAAGTCCAATACCGGCGAGCAAAACCGCAGTGGTTACATATCCCATGACTTTTTCAAGACCCAACGTTTCGACCCAATCCTGCAAATGTCCATCATTTACTGAGGCAACGATTCCAAGCCCAAGAATAATTGTACCAGCAATTAATAATGGAATATTTGCTGTAGCCGCCGCAACAGCTACCATTACAATTCCGGCTAAAAGTATGACAACAGATATCCACTGGACAACAGTCGTTAGGTTTAATTTCTCCCACCACGCCATCAATGTTTGCTCCCCAATTAACTCTGCCGTGATACCTGCAGCAAGTAAAACTCCTCCTGCGACAACCATAAAGATGTTACCCATCGCTGCTCCGATGCAAATCAACGCAATCCCTGCGATTTGAATTGCAGCTGCTACATACTCAAATGCTGAATTAAGTCCAAGGGTTTCTGCCCATGATTTCATCGTCCCGCTTTCGATTCCTACATAAATTCCAGTTGCAAATAAAGCGATTCCGGATATCACCATTAGAATATTACCGAGTCCTGCCCCGATACAGACGAGCGCAAATCCTGCAATTAGCAGTGCTGCAGTTATAAACTGAGCCGCTCTCGAAAGCCCGAGGGTTTCTGCCCAATCTTGCATCATACCGCTCTGTGCCGCATACACAACGGCTACACCAATTAAAACCAGTCCCGCTATGACTAAAAGTATATTTGCTGTAGCAGCTCCGATTGCTACCATCACAATTCCTCCAAGGATAACAGCAATTACTACAAATTCCTGCACACTGTTAAGTCCAAGCGCATCTACCCAAGATTGGAGTTGTTCATTTTCCTCCGAAAATGCAATCCCAGTTCCAAGCAATAACAAGCCGGCAATAACAAGAAGCAAACTGCCCATTGATGCGCCGATTGCGATAAGCGCAATTCCTCCAAGCATTAATGCGATCGGGACCCACGCAGATACGCTTTCCATGACTTGCTGTAACCATCCGCTGTTTTGATTGATTACGGAAAAATCTGGAACAATCTCCTGATCTTGATCAGCCGCTTTTTTGCTCCCACCTGAAAGCTGATTGATTTCATCGAAAGACGCCAGAGATTTTTCCGCTTCCTCCGCCGCCTCTCCAGTTCCCTCAATGGCTTCTGTTTCCTCATACAGGCTTTCAGCGGAATCCGCCGCCTTGTCTGCGGTAGTCCCAAAAATGGCCGCAGTAAACCGTGCCGCCATTGAAATAATCTGAGCCAGTATATCGACAAACTTAGCAAATGCTGGTATAATCACGTCAATAAACGGCTGGGCCAGTGTCAAAAGGGCGCCTTTCAGTCTTGCGATGGAAGCCCTTGCTTCGTCATTCGTCTTAATGACCTTGCTCATCCACTCCCGGAACTTTGCAAGCGCCTGTGTGATAATCGTGAAAACAAGCGCGCTCCTGATAACTTCACGTAGACGCATGGAAAATTTGGCTGCACTTTTCTGCGCATGATCAACAGATTTTGCCATTTTTTCAGAAGCAGGGCCAGCTTTTGCCATGTTCTGCTGGATGTTGCCGGCTTCTTTCTTCGTCCGGTTTAGTTTTCCTTCCAAACTGGAAACTTTGGAATCATAGGTTGATAGAGCACTGTTGGCCTGTTTCCATTCTTTTTCAAGCGCATTGACCTCGGCCTGTTGCTGTTTCAACGCAGCGTCAACTATGGGTTTATCTGCGTATGAGCGCATAAAGTCATCCGCTGACACGCCAGGCTGCATTGAAACATTGATGGCACTTTGCTCATCCTGCAGTGTTGCAAGTCGTTTTCTAGCCTCTTCTAGCTTTGTGTTGACTGAGTTAAGGCTGTTTTCAAGCGGAATCCTGCCATGTTTTTTTGCGGCAAGCTGTTCTTCCAAAGATTTGATCTGCCTATTAAGGCGATTAAGTTCTTTCTGAGCGTTTTTATCATCAATATTGGTCTCAATGACGATAGAACCGTCAGCAGACATATGAAACACCACCTTGAGGGGAGAGATTTATGTGGATGGATATAAAGAAATCATTATTACAAGGGAGAAATCCATGTGGGGCTGTGCGGTTGATTTTACTGTCCTTTTAGACGGTAAGGTCGTCGGGACATTGCGAAATGGGACGACCATTTCTGCATACGCCCAAGACGGGCCGCATACCATTTCGTTCCAAAAGGGCCGAAAGATAGACTGCTCTATTTCGATTCTCTTGTTGCCGGAGGATAGGGCAAGGGTCGTGAATACGATTATATCTGGTTCTCATATTGTGGTTGATAGCGAATACGCAACAAACACACCAGAAACCGTCTCTTTCGACAGCAAGAACGCCCCAGGAAAAAGCAGCAGACGAATTAAGGGAAATATTGCATTTTCGGCCGTGATTGTTGTTGCTGTGCTTTCCACTGTATTTCTTACTTTTGGGAGCCGCTTTGATAGTTCGTTAAACTCTGATTCAAACAATCTGCCACAGTCTACGCCCACGCAGGCCAGCCAATCGGAGGAAATTACCATTTCCGCCGCTGATTTGTGGGCAGCGTATAAAGAGAACACTGTGAACGCAGATGCACTATATAAAGATAAGATTCTAGTTGTGGCCGGAACTATTCAAAATATAGGGCAGGATATTGTTACAAAGGCCCCATGCATTTCTCTTGAGACAAATGATGGTTATGGACTTTATCCCATCCAGTGTTTCTTCCCAAAAGATGGCGAGCAAACAGATTTGATTGCTCAATTAAATGACGGAGACTATATCACTATTGTCGGAGAATGTGATGGTGTTCCGCTGGCTCAGGTACAGCTATCTGATTGCTCCATACGATAGTAAAGTAATTCCAAAAGTCGTAGTTGGCAGTATTGATGATGCAGTTGTCTTTGTAGGAGCCGTTTCTCCTGGAATGGAAATCGTTGGTCACGTAGTTTGGGAACTACCATCGGATTGGGATGAATTTCAAACATCTTACATAGACGCCGGAACAGCTGTGGAAAGCAAACAGCATTTTGTAATTTGTAAAGAGGACATAAATTAGTAAAACCTCCTCCGTTTCAATATGGAGTTGTTAACAAATCAAGTTTCTTGACAGCTATCCAGCCAGCCCGTATAATAGCAAACAAGAGGTGATCGGGATGTTAGATGAAAAGGACCTGCAAGCGATTCATACAATGATGGAGCAGCAGAAGAAAGAAATCCTCAAAGAGTCTATGGCAAATATGCAGGTAATCATTGAGAATACATTTGCCCCACAATTCAAATTATTGTTTGAAAAGCTAGATTCGATGGGGTCTAAAATGATCCCGCAAGAAGCTATAGACATTATGGAAGATCGCGTGGATGATCTTGAAAAAACGGTGGCTATACATACCCGGCAAATTGAAGAATTGAAAAAAGCTCAGTAATGAATGCCTCAGACGGTACCTGTTTCGGGTGCCGTCCTATTTTTTTCGCCCGTCCAGAGGTTTACAAGATTGTTTTCCGCCTCACTATAGTTCTGTTTGATGTCGATAATGTCACGATTTTTCCGATAAAATTCTCTGTCTGACTTGTCCAGCGGCTTACCTTTTGCTTTCTTATCGCGGATGCGGACTATCTGGGCAAATAGGCAATCCCCAATCTCTGCATAGGCGGAAAGAATAGTCCACCAATGGACTCCTCCTGTATTGGTTTCGATGTCGTAGTCCACAGCGCGGACCTCATAGCCTAACACACGGTTGACCGGCGCAATAATGCGCGGGAAGTCCATCGGCCAGTCTACAAGGTGTGGACCTTTCTGCTTTTGGGGCTCCTCGCCGCCATTGATAAAGCAGAACATCGCTTTCATCGCCGCGTCATAGTCGGTCAGATCGTCAAAGTCAATGTAGAAGATTTGGAGTACGTCAAGAGCGCGTTCTTCCTCGCTGGAATCCGGGTCGTTCATGGCCTCGAAAACATCAAGGATAACGCGGTAATCATAGCGGATAGCAAACTCTTCTCCGTCTATTTCAACGGTTTTTGGCAGCCCATATCTCATGACGTACTCCTTTGATTACTTCTTCTGATACTTTTGGTATTTTGCCGTATATTTACTGATCCTTGGATTAGTAAGCTTTTGCTCTCTTGAGAATGTGGTGTCGATTTCATCCATGATAGCCATCATTAGATTACACCACACGGGGAGGCCATTAGCGATTGCGTAGACGTTCATGCCGCCGAATACCGCTTCGCTCACGGGTGCTTCAAATACACCATCAATGATGTCACGCATCTCTGCATCCCGCTCTTTGGCAAATTCAAAGATTTCCCTCTTATCCGTCATCTTCTCGATCTGTGCCTTGTAACTCTCCTGCTTCTTGTCCAAGTCCTCAAAAGCGGAGTAAAGCCGTTCCACAAAGTTGCTGTCAGTCGGGTTAAATGACACCTCACACTTACCGTTTAGGGAATATGTAGTGAGACCTGAATCAAAACTAAGTTCTTTCATGTCTTAGACCTCTTCATCACTAGGTGTAAATGTCACTGTCCCGCCACTAACGGAGGCTGTCCCTACAGTACGAGTTCCACCATAAGTCACTTCAAGCGGCATACCAATTGTGCCGCCGCCCTCTCCGCCAAGCCCAGAGGGAAGAATAGAACAAGATGCATATCTCTCTGCAAACACAGCTGTATTAGCCGTACCTGCATATAAATGGACGATAAGCATGTCTTGATTCATCAGGGCATTTACATTCTGGTCTTTAATGCCAAGATTCCAAATTTTCTTTTGGGCTGCGTCATCCGCATCTAATTCGCACGGGTCAAAAGTCTGAGTGATTGTGGGCTTCTTTCCGTTGGTGTAGGTATTTCCGAAGATGTCAACCTTCGTCTCTGTTTGCCAGTCATACTCAGACGAACTATCTTCTACTCGCTTGCCAATTGCAGACCACTTCGGAGTGCCAATATCCTCCGCTGTATTTAGGTAAGCAATCAACATTTCCCGTCCTACAGTTTGACCAGGTGTAGTATTGAAAGTTAAATCGGCCATAGTCTATTGCTCCTTTCAAACTCCGACTTCATAAGTCAGGCGCATTAAAATTTGATAATCTTCATAGCCGTTTTCAAATGCGGCCAGCTTTGCGGCCTGTGTGGTAGGCTCCACTCTCAGTGCGCGGATTCCCTCTCCCAGCTCCGGTTTATTCGTTCTGGCCCAGTCTCCGAATCTGTTCAACAGCTCGACAGCTTCTAATCGTGCATCTATGCTGTCTCCCGGTTTGATTCGATAGAGCATTTCAAACTGATATTCCGCTTGATATCCGCCCAGAATGTATTTGCTTGTAATGTAAGTTCCCGGAATCGTGGAGAGAGTCATTCCTACCTCAGCGGGCTTTGCCATGTCCACATCTAAAAATTCATAGTTGATGATGGCAACGGGCTTGTCCGGAAAGGTATTTGCCCAAACCAGCATAGAACGGGAAATTGTTTGAACCTCCTCCGCCGCAGCTAACACTTTAGGCCGTTCTTTTTTATCAGAGATCATTCTTCACCGCCTTGTCTGCTACTCGCACCCACTTCTCAAGGTTTTCTGACTTGCTAGCCTCGAACCAATGGGATTGCGCCTGTGCGTGCATCGATTTGTTAAAAACCAGGTCCTTATCTGTGACCACCTTTGTGCCGCCTTTTGGCGCGTAGCTGCTTCCCGTCTCGGGATCAACCATCAATTTCCCGTAATATAGCATCCTGGATTCTGGCCCTGGATATATAATGCGAGACCCGTCTACTTTTGTTCTCCTATCCAAGTCTCCTGTTAACGCAGGCACGTAAGGAGACGTGTCCTTCCGGATTTGAATAGCAAGAGTGTGTTCAGCTTTTGAAGATGCTTGCATCAATTTATCCTTGATTTCCTCCAGGCCTTTGGTGTGTACCGTGAGTTTCAGCATTTCAAGCACCTCCCACTTGAAAGTGCGACATATCTCCGCCAAAATCCTTGAAGTCCACCTTACTCACATCGTAGACGTTATCATATGCCGCTTTGATGGTCTGCACCGTCCAATCTGGGTGTACGGCCTCCCCTTTGACGAAAAAGCAGTCGCGGCTTACAGAGAGCGTCCACAGGCCGGTTTTGTCGTCTGCATTCCAAAATTCTCTTGGTCCGACATACCGCTTCTTTCTGCCTGTTAAGCCATCCACAGCATCAACATTGACCGGGATATACAAGGTAACGGCGTCCGCCCCTTCCAGGCCGCTCTTGTTCACATTAACGCCCTTGGAGGCGTCCAGGAGTACACCACGCAGAACAGTGATGTGATTGACCAAAGTAGGCTCAAATTTGTTTTCCGGCAGCTCTATACTCTTCGTGTTATAGAGTGTAACAACATGTGGAAACATGCTCACGCGTAGTACCCCTTTGCTTTCAAAAGCCCAGTTCCAGCAAGATACATTTTCGCCGTCTCCATAAGAGCTCCTTGTGCACTTTCTGCCGCATTCAGCGCGTCTTTGGCGCTTGACCCCCCGGAACGATAGGTTTTGGACCAGCTTCCAACGGTTTGGCTTTGTAGTTCACCGGAATCTCCGACAGACGCAGATAAGCTTTTGCTTGCCGAGCTCCTTGCCGCGTCAATCGTCTGATAAGCTTCAGCGATTGCACAACACGCCATTTTTACTGCGTCAAGATCTGCGTGTTTTTCAGCTCTTCCTGCTGTGCAGTAGTCAATATAAGAACTTGCCCGAAGCGCGAGTCTCGGAAAATCAGATGGCTCAATAGATTTCCCGAAGTACACATACGAATAGAACTCGTAACTCGCATAAATCATAGCGCCGTCCTCCGGAGTACCGCTAAAATATCGGCCTTTTTCATGGAGCTGTTGACACCCCCCACGCCGTTCTCCACAGCATAATCAAGCATTTCTGCCCGAGTCATGCTGGAGAAGTCGGGCGTGGAGAGTGAAGCCGCGCTCAACAGCTCATTTAACCCCCCGAGGCAGCGTCTGGCTTTACAGCGGCCACAAACAGGCCGTTGGGGTCAGGAAGGACCGGGATAAACAATCCGGTGGCCTTCGTCCACACCGCTACAGGGTCAGGCGTCGCCCATTGGGTAATGGTGATGTACTGATCGGCGGACTTTTCGTTGTATTGTCCATACTCCGCCTCTTCTGGAGACACGCCCCACAAGCCAACACCCACCTGCGGAACTGCGGTGAAAGTGATCTTATCCTCCGGATAGAAGCGATGCGTCGCCTCCGTGCCGTCCGCCTTCTGAGTCTTATATCGCAGATCATAGGTTGTGATGGTTCCAAATCCGAAGAGCTGCGAAAACAAACCGCGTAGACGCTCGTTGGGAACATAGGTCCCCTGTCCAACAGAACCAAAGATCAGGGTCTGAATGCCCTTGTTGGTCGCTAACTTACGGACTACCTTGTTAGAGGTAATCGCCTCGTTGATGGTGTACCCCATCTCAGCGGCTTGGTCCACAATGGCTTGAATCTGACCAATGACATCAGCATCAGCGGACATGTCCAAATCGAAGGCCAGGTTTTCACTGGGAACTTTATAATCAACGGTCATCTTAAGGCGATTCTCATTGATGTTCATCTTGCCGGTGGCAAGCACATCCATCTTGGCAACTTCGGTTCGGACCTTGACTGCATCCGCCATCAGACGCATATCATCAAACACATAGCGCACGATAGCCTCATCGCCATACACGCCGGATTCAGTCAGGAGCCGCACGCGCTCGGTCTGATTGATCTTGCGCTTGATCAGCAGCTTTTCGACCTCCATCTTGTCAAAGGTAGGCCGGGAACCGATCTCCGCCTCTGTGTCAAAGGCGTGGACGGTAGCCATCACAGGCAGGGTAGCGCCATTGGCAAGCCGCATATATTCCGCCTTGAGGTTTTCGGTCTTCTGATCAGGGAAAAGCCGGTCGCCCAGGTATGCAGGACGGGCAACAGACAGATTCTGAGAGAAGTCCAGTCTTTCAGCATCGGAAATCAAAGTTAAAATATCAGCCATTTGTCAATCCTCCTTGTTAGACGCCTGCGGAAGTCCAGACGGGATAGAGCTTTGCATCCTTGGTCATCTTGACCGATGTAACCGCAGGCCCGCCGCTGGAGAGCGCCCATCCGGTTTGTGTATTGCTCGCTTTAGTCAGCGGATAATCGGTTGATACAGGAGCATAGCTGCCCTCCTGGTATTCATGGGTATCAACCGGAGGCGTGCCTGTACCATCGTCCTTTTCATAGGTCAGGCAATATCCCCTGGTAACTTCGGGCGCATCCACAAACACAATCCCAGCCGCTTTCAGCGGTGTCTCGGCGGCGCTCTGGATATTCAGGCGTTCTTTCAGAACACGGCCAGCCAGCATGACGCTCCCTTCGTGGTCGCCGTGGGTGACATCCACATCGTCAAAAACGATACCCACGGCGCTCCCATCATTGGACGGGAACACAGTTCCGGCGGCAACGATTTTGTTTCCATACTCATCCGCCACGCCCATAGAAGCTGGAATCTGATAGGTTTTCAGGACAAGCCCAACCTCGCTTTCCAGGAAGTTCGGCCGAAAAGTGCCATTCACTCTGTAAAAATGAGACATTCGTTTCACTCCTTCGTAGTATTTTGGGTTGCGTACATTTGATTGAACTGCTTGGCGTACATGGCTCCTTTGCTCTCGTGAGCAGGAGGCCCGCCAGGGCCAACAGGCTTTGCAAACGACGGGGCAGGCTTGTCCCCCTGGAACGCAGCTGGGTCGCTGTCTTGCTGCGCCTTCAGGTAATCTTCAAACCCTTCCAGAGCCCCGTTTTTGAGCGTTAGGCGGTTGGCGGTAAGGTCCGCAACAAACGCCTTTTCCGCGGCTTTAGAACTGAACTTTACACCCTTGTCGGCAATCGCATGATTGACAGCATCTGCATAGTCACGATCTGCAATCTGCTTCTGATACTGCTCTGTCTCCGTGGTGTACTTGGTCTGCAGATCAGCCAACTGCTGCTTGATGCCATCCACATCACCGGCAGATTTTTTTAACTTCTCAATATCCGCATCTCTCTGTGAAAGTTGTTCCTGAGACGCTTCAAGGTCCGCCTTTGCTGTATCTGCCGCCTTTTTGTATCGTTCAATGTCTTTCCCGTTGATCGCCAAAACCTTTGTCGCTTGTTCCTCTGTCAGTCCAATTTCAAGCAGTTCTTCTGTTTTCATGCGTTCTCCTTTGCGGCTAGGCTTTTTAGGTCGTTGCCGTGACCCACCGCCCCGCACTTTTAGGCTTGCGGATAGCCAAATTTAATTGAATCTCCCGTAGTTTAGCGACTTCGGGTCGGTCAAAAGAAAAAGGGTCAACCACCGAGAAATCCTCGGTAGTTGACCCCAACGGTCCTTCCCCGGCCCCTATCGGTCGGGGGAGCGATATACTGTTTTTTTCTTTTCCTCGATGATGAGAAATCCACTTTCTTTTTTTCGAATAATCGCGTCATTCCCACGGTCAAGAATGGCCCCAATTATGGCCCACGCTTTAATAGTTTCTTTGTTTGTTTTTTCATCCAATAATCTCGATGCGCTCAATCTCGTCCTCCGTAAATCCAATCAACAAGCCGTGTTCATTCTCCACATCGAACTCCAGAAATTCATTTCCATCATCATCAAAATCGTAGTCATACCCATAGAGTTCCCCGGTCGTTACACGTCCACTTGTGGAAAAAACTTTAATTTTCTTCCCAAAGTAAATCGTGGGATCGTTAATTATCATTTTTTCCACCCCCCTGAAAACGGAACACCATGCGTACCGCTTTTGCTGTAATGGATTTTGATACTTCTTGCAATTATTATATCACCGTTTCTGTTAACTGTATAGCCAATTTCTTTTCCGGCATCAATAATTTCTGTGTTTTTCCACTTTGTAAAATCATCTGTAAGATTGATTTTTCCGCTACCTGCCTTCGCGTTTATGATCGCTTGCAACTCCTCCACAGAAACCGTTATCACGCTTCTGCCCGGTGTAGCAGTGCCGGCCATATGCCGCGCCTGTTTCTCCGGATTGATCTCTAATGGATATTCACCGTTGCGGATCGCCTGCCTGATTGGCGCTTCTGCATCACGCTGCACTTTGAGTGCCGAGGCGGTTTGTTCGGATTCAATATCCGTATAGGTAACCTGCATCCTTTCCCGCTGCAATGGCAAACCCGCAGCTTCGCTAAAATCTCTGTATTCCTTGTTCAGACGCCGGATGCGGGCTGTCACCGTCTGGGCGTCCTCTTCAAGCCCTGCCGCCTTATATGCAGTCTGTTCCCGCTTCAGCTTTCGGATGGTCCGCTCGATCTGGCGTTGCTTTTGTGTAGCTTCATAAGCTGTATAACGTTTGCCCTCAAACTCCACATCATGCCCGTCGTCAATGTGTTCCAGTTCTTTGTCGGTATACGTCCGCTCCATCACGCCGTCTACAAAAGCGGTCCTGATATGACGGCAGTTGGCTCCCTCTAAACCATCCACATAGCCAAGTCCGCATACTTCATAGATACTTGGGTATTTGTCTCCGGTTCTAACAGAATACACCCGGCCCTGCCACGCTTTATGGTTCTGCCATCCAGTACCTTGATCTCGTGCCCCGATGTGGGCTGATACTTCAAAATATGGCGTTTCTAAGTATTCCGCACTCTGCTCCGTATATTTGGCACAGAGCTGGGAGACGCCCGTCATCACTGCTCGGCGGGCTGCTACGTCGATTTGGTCCCGGTGTCCGCTCTCATAAGCCACGATCTTGATGCCGCTGTCTGCAAGCTGCTTAACAGTATTTCTAATAGCTTGGTTATAGCTGACTGCTCCGCTCATAACCTGCATCTCCGCGTTATCCAGCGCCCATTGATAAGCACGGGCTGGTGCCAGCATCGTCCGCCCACTGTCCACCAGAAAGCCCATGGATCGGGTCAGGTTGCTGACCTCTCTTTGTGCCTGCGCCGTAATCGCGGCAATATCCATAGCGCTTACCAATGTCTCAGGAGCCGTCATCCCCGCAAGGTCTATGACCTCTTTGTAATACCGCTGGTTACGTTCCACCACGTCCTCCAGCAGTCTATTGAGCCGTTGCTCGCTGATATTGGCCGTTCGCTGGATGGCCCTCTCTATCTCTTTTAGGCCAATTCCATGTGACCGCAGAGCCCGGATATCCTGCACCGTGACCTCATTCAGTTCTCCGGCAAGTTTCAGCCGAGAGCATATTTCATCAAGGAGCGTCTCTTCCAGGCTTCGGAACAACTCCGCTAATTCTTCCGGAAGCGCATCCAAAACTTCTGGAGAAAACGGGTATCTCATTCAATCTCATTCTCTCCTTCGTTCGTCATGTCCTCCATTTTCGGCAGCATTTTCTTGGCTGTGGCCTCGTCCTCTCCATACCATTTTGCCCGGTATTCCCAATCATTCATCACGCCCATGGAAACATCCTGCCGGTCGTTAGCCCGCTCCTTTTCCTTTGCGTCAGCGTCATCAAGAACGCTGTCTCCCCAAGAATAGGTGACTTCATAGCCTCCAGCAGGCGCCAGATTGTACAGTGTAGCATACACGTCCATGGCATAGATCAGGCTGTCAAAGGTATGCTGTAACGCTTTTTGAATGCTATCGATAGTGATAAACATCCGCTGTTTGCTGTTGCGAACCTCTGTCGCCGTCTTTTCAACACTTTGTGGGTCTGACAGCGTGCCATAAGAGAGGCCAACCTGGAACTCAATTTGTTTCAGAATATTTTGTAGCCCTCGATAAAGCGGTTCGTCCCGAAAAGAGGGTTCAAACTGTTCAAAAAACTTGCCGTCCTTGGAGAACGGAGCAATCTCAAACAAGCGTTTGTCGAAGTCCCTTGCTACTGTTTCTGTAGCGTCCATAAATATCTTTCTCTGGCCGCTCTTGTACTCCCACCGGATCAAATCCCACTGCTCGTCCGCTCTTTGGATGAGGTCTACCGCGGACCCTCCATATACGGACACACCGGTTTTATCATCGGTGTCCACATTGTTTGACTGCGGGGGCTTAAAATAGGCAAAGAGTGGTCCTTCCAGGTTTTCTATCTTGACTTCTGGCGGGATATCCGCCCAATCCGGAACCTCATTCAAAGCGGCTGCAGGTCCCACGGAACCGCTGCTGTCGCTGCGGTATGCTTTGTTCTGGATGGTATATGTAGTACCCTCTAAGTTGTGGTATTCCAGCCGGACATAGTATTTATCATTGGCTTGTGCTTTTTCACGGAACACGCCTCCAACACAGGTACCAGAAGCATCAAATTTTGTTGGCTGAAACGCTGCTGCGCTAGTTCCGTCCACCAAAATACGGTTCCCATAAACATACGGTTTCAGCGCAATACCACCTGTTGCAAGCCCAAGCTCAAGCTGCTGTAGGAACCTTTCTTGCGCTGCTTGAAACTGCTCGTTGTGATAGTCCGCCCTGGCACTGCCCGCAATACTTACTGTGAGTTCCGCCAGCGTCGGGCGGGCAATCTCTCTACAGATCGCTGCTGGCAGGCCCATCGGAACCACAGGAGGAACCGCCCAGGGCGGTCGGTTGACATACATAGCAAACCACAGGTTGATGTTCCGCTCCATTGTCTGTCCCGTGGCAGGCTTAACGCCAAACTCCCGCTGAGTCACCGCCTGCGGAAATATGAAGTTTTTCAAGCGGCCCAACCAGCCGACAAAAACACTCATGCGATCTCTCTCCACATAATGGTGTTACAAAAATAGCGCATCTGGTCCATTGAGTGATCTGACTCTTTAATGACTTTGTCTTCCCCGGCATCTCCATCCCACATGTAGGATTGAAATTCCTGGAACGTATTCTCGCAGCTCTCGTGAAACTTGATCCGTCCAGTTTGCAGCAAAGTTGCCGTCAGCCGGATTCCATCCAAAACAGAGTTATCCGCATCCCACACGGCAAATTTCCCATGCCGATGTATGCACTCCTTGAAACTTGCCGCAGAAGGGTCAACGATCACACGTTCGATCTTCTTTCCATCCGCAAAATTCTCCAGGTCCTGATAATATTCTTCATCGGTCTTTTGTTTTTTCTTCGCCCGACCATCGTAATAATACTCCTTCAGCATGACAGCCTCCCCGCGATAAACGCGCCAGAGCCCCATCGCCGTTGGATTCATTGTGCCGTAGTCGATAGCGATATAATATAATCCAGGTCCATCAGGGTTTCCGCGAATAACATGCTTGTCCATGCTGAACATAGGGTAAACAAGTCCCTCTGCCAGCGCCCATTCTCCTAATATGTACCGATCATAAAATACCGTTCCGGCGTACTCTCTTTTTAAGTTGTCAACAAATTTTTTTGGCAAAAACGGGTTATCATCAATTGTATATGTCTGGCTGAATATATCCGCATCACTATCAAGAAACTGTTTTAGCCAGTGTCCGGGATATTGCGGATTGAAGGTACCATCAAAGCAAGAATACTCTTTATCTAGGCGGCTTTTCAGAAGTTCAAATACCTCTTCGCTCCAGTCGGCCACCTCATCCCCATAGCAGTATTTGATGGATGCGCCACGAATTTTTGATACTTGGGAAACCTTCTCAGCTCCCAGGCAATAGCATTTCTCTCCAAACAACCATGCTGTGTTGTCACTGGAAATTGAGCCAACCAGCGTGTCTCCATATAGGTTCCGCATCGGCTCCAACACATTTCGTTCAATCGTTGATTTTGTAACCCCAAGAATAACTGTCAGCCCATCTTTCCCGACGCGATCTCGGATGCGAATTGGAATCATCCACCGAAAATCAAGATAAGTCTTTCCGCTTCTGGTTGCGCCACCTTTGAAATTCCACCGCCTATTGGCGTTCAGAACAAATTCATGTTGTTTCGGACTTAACAGCATCTTTGAACTCCTTTAACAGCCCATCCAATTTGTTTAAGCTGTCGTTTCCGCTTGCCGTATTCTTTGTGGCTTTATCAACGATGATCCCGAAGGAAGTCGCAATTTGAGACAAACCAGCATCATCTATCTTTTCAGGGTCCGTCAGTGCATTAAGATGAAGGTCTATTGCCTCTTGCATCTTCTCTTTACGGGAATCCATAAAGGCAAGCATATCCAATGTATTCTGTTTCTTTTTTTGTTGCGCTTTTTGGAAGAATCCTTCGCAATTCAGCACAATGCGTTTTACCGTGTCCTTTGATACACCATTCATCTTTGCCGTGGCGTTATAACTCTCGGTTTCCAGATAATCAGCCACTATTTTCTTTTTCTGGCGATCTGTCAGCCGTGCAGCCATAACACCACCTTCCTGTCAACTATTCTTATAGTTCCATATTGGGGTAAACTTTTTCCCACACGTTCACGTGGTAAGTATTGACTTCGCCATAATTGGCATCGAAAATCTTTTTAACTCCATATCCCTGTCGTTGGCTTTCGAGTTTGAGCTTCCGCCAGTCAAAAACCTTATATGATACTCCATTCAGATGTGCTACTCGTTTGATGGAATACCATTCCTTGCTCCTATCCAGCTCTGTCTCCAGCGCCTTTCTCTTATCCTGTTCGTCTCTCAGCGCAGTAAGCAGTTTGATGCCAAACTCCGGAGAGTTTATCATCTTATCGATCGTGTCCGAGGTCATGTAAGCCCCGTGCTTGCGAATGCTGGGTAATACCTCACTCGTCACCCAGCGCTTGAACTTCTTGGCCCCGGGAAGCTTGCTGGAAAGGACGAGGGAATACAGGCCGCTCTCGTTGATAAGTACAATCGGTGTCCCGTTGACGCTGAACGTTTCGTTCACCGTCTTATCCTCATCATCAACGTGGTCACGGATTGCCTTTTGTGGGTTCGTGTAACCCAGTGCTAATGCCACATCCTTACCAACCAGCAATGGCTCCCCGTCCAATCCCACAGTGCGAATCTCCCCAAACTCAGGGTTGTTAAAAATCATCAAGTCGTTCATGGATATACCGCCTTTCTGAATTTTCGTTTCCACCATTTATGTTGACCCAGGGAAGAGGAGTAAGGTGGCACCTCCCTTTTCGGCCCGTCGGCCTATCCCCGGTATTCAACCATTTTTCGAGAGACGGCGGGAGATTACCCCGCCATGCGTTTCCTCCCATTATCCCCACCCCCGTCTCGTGCAACTGCGGGGCGGCGTATTTTGCCTCTTGCAAACAGACATAAAACGATGTAAAATCCATATTACTAAAGAGCGCTAACTGCATATGCTGTATTAAAGGGGGTGCTGATAATGCAGGCAGATGACTTCAAGTGGTTTGTTGAGCATTACGATGAATTGTTTGAAAAATATGGTATGAGTTATCTTGCCATAAAGGACAGGTCTGTGCTTGGCTCATTTGATAGCCCCAAAGCAGCTATCTCCGAAGTCTCGAAAGAATATCCGCTCGGCAGTTTCATCATCCAATTGTGTAACGGTAATGAGTCCGGATATACGAATTATTTTGCTAATTCGCACGTTATAGCAATATAATCCCAGATAAAAACAAAAGAGAGAGAATACGACATGGAACAATGCCAAGCATTTTCGACCTTTTTTGATGGTACTTCACGCCAGTTGTATAATGACGTTTGCATTTCGTCAAATGGGAATAGCGTTACCGTAAAAGCCCTTTGGGACACAGGGGCAACCATGAGCGCAATTTCTCACAGTGTTGCATCTGATCTCAATCTCGCCCAAATTGGGAAGCAAATAGTGTCCACACCAACCGGCAAAAAGGAAGTTACGACACATTGTGTAGACGTCGTTCTCCCAAATAACGTTAGGTTTGAAGGCCTTATTGTTATTGACTCTGAAATCGGATCACAACTTGCTGGTGGGGAGCCAATTGGAATGCTGGTTGGTATGGACATTATTGGTCATGGTGATTTCGCTGTTACAAATCATAACGGGAAAACTATTTTTACATATCGTTGTCCATCAACAAACCAGATTGATTTTGTCAAGCAGATACGAGTGAGAAATCAAATCGGCCTATCACATGGGAAAGGAAAACGCAAACACAAGAAAAAGAACTGACTCCCCCATCTCGGGTTTTACCTGAGATGGGGTTTTCGCGCTTCCCGCTTAAATTGTCACACGCCGCATATCGGCCCCGATTGCGGAACTCTGGCGCAGTTTTCAGCGGGACAGCGCTTTGTGGTCCAGCCATCTAGAATACAGCGTCACAATGCCGCTGGGCCGGTCCACTGGGGCGGATTCCGTCTCTACACGCTCCGCCGGGCGCAGCCGCTTTCTATGTGTCGGCACACCGGGGCATGTCATAGCTGCCACCGCTTCCGCCTCCATGACAGGCGGGCATCATGTCCCTTCTCCGGGGCCATCAGACGCTATAGGCTCCCGGTATAGTGTCTTTCCACAGTCAGCTCCGTGGCCTTTGGAGCGGCTTATCTAGTTCCCCCAAAGGGTATAAATTTGCCCTTGACCGGACTCGAACCGGCGACGCTTCAATCACCCATATTCCTGGGCCGCTCTACCTACTGAGCTACAAGGGCATAGGAGGCCCGGAGGCGGAGGCGAACCCCCGGGCAGAGGGGAAAAGGAGTGGGAGTGCAGAGATACGCCCCCACACTCCCATTTTCCCATACATTGACTTTTCTGCTCCCACTTTTGTGGGAATTACCGCCTTATATTTTTGAGATGATGAAAAGTTATAGCCTGTGTACAAACGGGAAATTTGTCCGCCCCAGCAGATAGTCAGTGCTGACTCCATAGTAATCCGCGATCTTGTAAAGCGCATCCATTGAGGGCTCTACTTCTCCCCGCTCATATCGTCTTAACATATCAGGGTGCAGCCCCATCAGCTGTGATGTAACTGTCATACTCCGAACTGGCCGCATACTCTCCCTCAGCCTCCTCAGCCTATCCGGGAACTCATTCAAGGGCTATCCCTCCCACAATTCTGGCGCCTACTTCAGACTCCAGGACGGTATGTAAATCCTCGATGCTGCAATAGCCTTCCGCAATGCTGTCCGCCAAGTCTCCAACCTCTTTCCAGACCTTTTGCAGAGCTTCCAGATCAAAGCCCTCCTTATCGCGCAGGGCCATCAAAAATAGAGCGCTTGCGAATTTGATGCCATCATCCCGCCCACGAAGCTCAGCCCGTTTTACATCTGCCTTTGACGCCGGCTGTCTGCGGGGGTTGACTTTTTTACTCATGCTGCTGATTCTCCTTTGGTGGTTCGGGGAGGGGCATCCATGCAACAACCTCAATCCAAGGTCGGCCTGTATTGTCAAGTAAATACCAATGGTCCCCTGTGTAATGTGTCAATTCAAAATGTTCCGCTTTTTGAGATGTATTCCGCCAGTATACCAACACTTCTTGCCTCACTTCCGGCAACCGCTCCCTGACGCTAATCCAATCGCTCATGCTGTCCGCCACCTCTCTAACACATTGATTATCTCAACTGCCGTGTCATAGTCGATACGGAATCTATTATAATATAGTTCGGAAATCAGGTTCCGCGCCTTGTAGATGGTGTCTCGCCGCTTCTTCTCAGCAGCATCTTCCGCTTCTTGAAGCTCTGCCTCGATAAGCAATTCTGCCGTTGGCGGGCTAATCTCTCCAGGTGTTTTCCCATAGCCGCCTACTCTTCCAGACCAGCTCCATGGAGATTCTTTAAAACTGCCCCGATTGGTCCTGACAATACCAGATGGAGTGACTTTTTCTACTTTAGCAGTTTGAATCCTTCCCGTAGCCCCAAGCTCGCTGTATATCACGATATCTCCCGGTTTTAACAATTTCACCCATGCCAATGATTCTTCTTTTGTCACTGTCCGCCCTCCCCGTCTCGCCTGTTCCATTTTTCGGTGATGTTTCTGACTGCCTCTCCCATATCGAAGCAGCAGTTCGCCATGGGATTTACGTAAATTCGTGTTTCTAGGCCGCAGTCTGTGCAGACAATAGAAAACTCCGCAACAGAAACCATAGTATTCAGTCTACAGAGCATTACTTCTCCGCCGCAATGCGGGCAGTTTTTCAGTTTAATCATTGCCGCCCTCCCCGTCGTGGATGGAACCGATCAGCTCAATTCCGCTCGTTGAAAGGTGCTTGTTTACGCCCATACTTTCAGCGCCATTCAGCCAAACGCAAAATCTATTCCATTCTGGGTCATAGCATACAGGGGCTTCTTTTTGTTCGCCCTTCCAGTTCGTCCAGCGGATGATATCCCCCTCAAAAATCTTCTTCCCGTTCTTGTCGGTCAGGCCGGCGTACTGACAAACTGTGGATGGGTCTACATCCTGGCAGGTATCGCAGCAAATGAATCCTTTGTTTTTTGAGAAAAACGCCTTGCTATCACTTGGCAAGATTGCGCGTTCACCGCCTGCAAAGCACACCAGACTTCCGGAAATCCACTCTCCATTATCCAGCCGCTTGGCTTTGAAAAGGATATCTCTCATCCCTGCAACCTCTCTTTCAGCCGATACAGTTTATATTGCTTGTAGCCAGTAACGAGTGATGCGCAGTCGTGCAGCACCATCATCTGATCCAGCATAATGAGTACGTCCGCAATCTCCTCAGCAATGCCCGCCCGGTTGTCCGTGCCTCTGGCATGCTTGCACAGCTCCTTTTGGAGCTCCGCCATCTCCTCCATCACCATGAGGGTCTGTGCTTCCGCGCCGTATGTAGAGAGGGCGAGGCGGTATAGCTCTGTGTTGGTCATTCCGCACCTCCAATAATCTCGTCAAGGGTGACGGACTGGCCGGGGCGGAGGGAGGGGAAACGGTCAGCTTTAATGGTGGAAATGTAAAACGGGGCATTATCTTCCACACCATAAATCGTAACGACTGATAAAGTCGGTGTCTCTGCACAGTTCCTTGCGAGTTTATGAGCATCCGGGAAAATTACCTTGATAGCCTTCGCCCTCTCCACCTCCTGCTTCGTCCAGCGGGGCTTGCGTATGATGCGGCCGGGATGTTCCAGCGAGGTCAACAGCGCAACGCTGGAATTTGCTTTGTTGGGCGGTTCCGTCTGATATGTACCATTCTCCAATATCCAAAACTCAATCTTGTCTGAGTAGTGCTTAATTTTGAAGCGCTCCCCAACTTCGACACCTAACCGCTGGCATATGTATGGCTTCTGCTTGTCCATGTCTTCCTCCTTACACAAATCCATATACTTAGCGCAGTCAACGAGCCAGCAGTCCAGCAGATCGGATGCCCACCAATCCAGCTTGTCCCACAAGGACCATAGTTCCGGAATGTATACTTTCGATGCCGTTTCCAACGCATCGACCCACCCAGATGTATCGCTGAGATCGTACCATTTTTCATCAGTCTCCACGTCGCCGAATGTATTCTCAAGTTCACGTTTGAAAAGGTACAGGAATGCCGAAAACGGTTCTTGCGGCTCGCTTGTTGGCTTCTCCATGTTGGCCTCCTCCCTATCATGTCGAATGACCGGGTAAAATCTTGCGCCGTTCCTTTTTGCTCTTTCCAGCACTTGCTCTATCGTTGTTTTTTCTTCATCCTCCACCACCTCATAGCCCATCAGCCGGGCGGCTTCGTGGTGATTATCTGCTGCGTATCTTTCCATCAGCCTGACGCATCCAGTACTTTCCCAATACGGGCATGTTCTGTTGCAATGAAATGAACAATGATCCCTCACTACCTGCGCTACGTCATCAAACACTTCCCCCGTCTTACTCCGAAACTTCATGGGCGGCCTCCTCAAAATATATTCTCCCGCAGTTGTCATACCGCATCTGTTTCCCCCGCAAACCTTTCAGGATAACGTACGCCCGCCGGAGTTGGGCGATATCGAAGTAGCCGAAGTGGCAATCCTCTACTAGTATTTCCATCTCATGGGCCAGCCAGCAGTAAAGGTCACGCCGCTTCTTTCCCGCTTTCGGTTTTCCTTTCCAAAAGCTATCAAAGATAGCGTGGCACATCTTTTTCCCTGTCCTCATAGGTTCATCAGCCAGCAGACCAAGGGCTTCCCGTGGGCGTGGTTTATGCGTCCCCACATAGGCCCCGCACTGTTCACAGAGATAACAATATCCGCTTCCGTACTCCCGTCCATAGACACGGGCATTAGAGCCATAGGTCACACGCCCGCCGCAAATATTACACTTGGTCGGATGGGTGTTTATCATGCTCTTCCTCCTTCATCAAAGCGCCACAATTGGGGCAGTATGGAGATTTTTGCAATACTCGTTTTGCACACAGCGAGCACTTCCAGTTCAAGCCGCTGCTTTCCCCGCGAACAGCTATCCATCTCCCGTGCCTCACCTCCGCAACGTCGGCGGCTTTCAGGCTAAAAAGAATAGATTTGATTTGGAAATAGGCATCTGTTCCGATGGCCTTGTCGAGAATATCTCTGGCGCTGAAATAGTTATCCATCCTGCTTCCTCCGTAGTGCGGCCACAGCCGGACACATACAACACGGTTTTCCATCACCACTTGACGGAGGATTGAACCTGCAAAATGTACACGGTGAAATGCCCTCCCTGTCCGCCTGGGCCAGTTCGCGGAGGCGGTCGAGGTCGTACTCGTTGCCGAGAACGTCCTCAATGGCGGCAAGGCGGTCGATGGCGTTTCCCATAAACGTTTTGGGAACGCCCCATGTATCGAAACAGTCCTCAGCGCTTACATAAGCCAAATTATGCCCGGCAATCTGCTGCGTTCTTTTCGTCAGCCTCTCCATCGTCAGTCCTCCTTCTGGCCTCGCCACCAATAACAATAATCTCCCCGGCACGGAACATCTTGACAGTGGGTGCAGATAGCCTCACGCGCTTCGTCCCTCTCCGCCTTGACCTTCTCCAGCTCTTCCCGCAGGCGGTCGTTTTCGGACTGGATCTGCTCCAACTCCTCGTGCGCCTTGATGATTTCCGTTTTGGCACAGACGATGGGACAGTCGTGGCATTTGTCCTCGTAGTGTTTCAGACGGGTGATCTCTTCCCTTGCCCGTTCAAGCGCGACCTGACAGTTTCTATGCCCGTTCTCCTCGATCTTGGCCTGCTGCATCCAGTAATTAACAAGATTTACTCCTTCACCGTCATAGAGTTTTTCTTTGAGTTCTTCGTTTTCGGCCTGAAGCTCCGTATATCTGTACTCCCAAATCCTACACATACCCAGGTTTTCATCGTTACGTTGGGTCATTTCTTCTAGATCAGCCTGCCACTTCTCGTTTTCGGCCTGGAGCGTGGAGAGGGCGGTGGCGGCATTGTCCAGCACGTCCTCCTGATCGGCAAATGCACGCCCAAGAGTTTTCCCATTTCGATATGCGTCGGCATCATTCCGCAATCGTCTAATCAGCTTTTCGTAGTCCATCAGATGTCCTCCTCTGCTGGCTGGTGGAGCCAATCCATAATACACGACACACAATCTTCGTCACATTCCGGCTTGTGCTCTGCCGAGAAAAATGTGGATTTCTTGCAGGCAGGTTTGAAATCGCTAAACATAAGCGCCTTAATGAATCCCGCCATTTCCTCGTTGCTCATGGCCCGGATGCGGTCGGCGTTGATAGCAATCTCCGGGTCGCTGTCAATGCCGTATGTACCGCGCAGGGCGGCACACGCTGACCCTCGATATGTCACGGTGCATTTTGCGTATGCCGGGCAACCTTTACATCCTTTCATGTGTTCTCCTCTCCTTCCGGCGGACTATCAATGCCAAGTGTATTTCTCACGGCCGCATCAAGCTGCCCATGTATTACTCGCTTGGCAGCCCGCACACCAGTTATCGTACATTCCGGCCAGCCGGGGACAGCAAAGCGATATATGCTGTGCTTCCCATCAAAAAACTGTTCTTGTGTAACTTCGCAGTCAATTCCATAGATGCGTTCCTTCATGCTTCTCCCTCCGGCGGGCGGCGGTAGTAATTATCTTTTTTGCCTCTCATACAAGACGAACATTTCTCAAGTGCCCCCAGACACCCATCGCATATTAGCGCCTCGTTGCTGGGCTGGGGGAGGGTGGGCTGTATTTCAATTAACTGTCGCATAACAGCAGCACCACCCGTATGCCCAAAGTTTTTCTCCAAGACAAGCAGTAACCTGTCAGCATCAATCGCCCTTGCCATCTTTCAACGCCTCCATTCTCTCCATCACCATCTCCACGGCCTCGTCCGTCATGGGAGCGCCGCAGTACCCACAAAAATTCAAGAAGTTATCCGGGCTTTGTTTTCCGCACTTTGAGCAGTAAAGGTCGTCATACTCACACCGCTCGTCAATCGTGACCTCGTGCTGTTCGCCCATGTCGTCAATACCCTTGACGCGGCGAAAACCACCCCGGTGCTTATGACGCTTTACCCACTCACCTCTCCACACCTTCTCCACCGTCTCCCGACTGATGGGGCGGAAGGCTTTCAGTGCCTTTACAGACCACCTCATGGCCTCCACACAGCCAGGGCTTGCCTTTTTGCCTATCCCCTCCAGATATTTCAGGCAGTCCTCACGATTTTGAATCGCTTCTTCCAGCGTCATTTCCATGGCTGGGCCTCCTTTTCCATCTTCTCCTTGATAGCCGACAGGATGAAATCCCGGTTCAGCACATACAGGTCCGTAATTCCGTGCTCCTTGCACATCTTGATGATCTCGTCCATGATGTGGTTTTTGATATCTTCTTTCCAGAGGACAACCGCCTGTATCGTTGCAGAGGCTACAGTGTTTCCATTCTCGTCTGTTCTGACTTGCAAGGCTGGTTCTCCAATGTCAACATATTCTCCCGGGTTCTTCATTCCATCCCCTCCAGCATCTCCATCTCCTCCGCACTCAAAATCGGTACGCGGGTGTTCCAGGCGATGCGTGCTTCGTCTGCTCCATTATGCTTAATAACAATATCGCCGTCTTCTTCTTGGTATATTTCGCTTTCAAAGGTCTTAATCTGGCAACATTTATTCGGGCATTCAACCGTCCATTTATCCAAAATCACAACCGGGTTTGTCCTATATCCGTTTGAAGTCCGGCGTAAATTTACGGCTCCGCCACAGCACGGGCACGGCAGCAGCACCCCCTTCTCCGTCAGCCGCTTGGCCGCCTCTTTGTCTCCCAGCAGGGCGCGTTTCATATCATCCGTCATGTTCTCTTCCCTTCCAGCAAGCAGCTATTCACCATACCAGCATCGCACCACAGTCCTCACAGAATCGTGGCCTTCTATCTGCGTGTTCCCGGTTAAAAAATCTCCTGCAGCACGGACAGTTCGCTCCATGTTCTGATAGGATCACATTTTGTTGCAGCTCGTTTTTTAAAATTCCATCAATGGTATTCACCAGCGCAAGGCAGTTTTCTGTTGTTGGTTCTTTCCGCGCCTTGATTCTGGCTTGCTCTGAAAGCCGCAGGATTTTCTCCCGCTCATAGGCGGTGTTGTCCCGGAAGTTATCAGCGCTGATTTCTTCTTTCAGTGCAGCCTTAATTTTTTGCTTATCCATAGCCGCCTGTTCTTTTGTAATCATCTTCGCATAAAACCGCGCATAAAGGGCAGATATTACTTGAAATGCTTTTTGTTCTGCCAGCAAAAGCCCGTCCGGCATAGGTTCCTGGTTAGCAGCTTCTTTTTCCCAAATAAAATCCATATCTATCCTCTCAAATCATCCAGGCATCTTCGTCTGTTTTGGTGAAATTTTTTTCCCATCCATAATGTCTGTCGCCGTCACTGGAAAATATCCGCTTGGACTTTTCGCTGTACATAAGCCTGACAGCGTCATCCTTAACGGCATATTTCCCAAACAAACGATTTTTGGTAACCTGCAAGATGCTATTGCAATCTGTAGAATCTGATCGTTGATAAGACATAACCACGTCAACCTTGTTGGTAATGTCTGCCGATCCAGAAACATCGTCGTTGCTGAAATCGTCCTTGCTTTTCCTTGGGTGTGCCACCAGAATGATGACCACGTCGTACTTTGCCGCGATCCGTTTGAGCTTTCCAACGAAATTGCTCTGAGCCAAATTGAGCTGAGAATTATCGGCCACCGTTTCCATGGCCGTCATCAGATTGTCGATGCAAACCAGTCTGACGCTATACTGTCGGATGACTTTCTCAATCGTCTCCGGAAGGGTTTCCATTTCTTCGCCATCATCCGGAACCCAACTATTGTCATATATGTAAGCCCGGCCTTTATACCAGTTGGAAATTTGATCTAAGACTGACTTCGCAATGCTGTATTCGTAATCTCCATAGGGATTCAAGTGAGACTGGATATTCCCTGTTCCGGCTAACTGATAGTCCAGCCACCGTTTAAAATGATAATCAGCCAGTTCACCGGAATACACAAATACGTTTTCTCCCTGGTCTAAAGCTTCACACACAAGTTGGCTCATAAACGTGGACTTTCCCTCTCCGCGTTTTCCGGTAAGTAACACCACTTGGCTCATGACTAGCCCACCAATTACACGGTCAATCTCTGGAATGTTGGTTTTAATCTTTTGTAGGCTATTTAAATCTATGCTTTCGACTGTTGACAGGTCCTTGACGTTTTCCAGCCTCGGAACCTCCGCATTGTTGACAGCAGTTTTAACAGCTTCTTTTCCGTATTTTCTGAGTATGTCGTTGGCATCTTTTTCTCCCAGATAGTCTTTCCGCCGAACAACTTTGATAACTTGGGTCAGCCGCGCTTTTAATGTATCAGCCAATGTGATTTTGCCATGTTCGTTATCCCCGAATACCACGATCTCTTTGAATCGTGTAATCCAGTCCCAGCAGTTAGCCAGCCAAGTAAAACCATTTGCCCCTGTTGGAACAGATACCGCATTGTCAAGACCACACTCCGCAACTGTAAGGCTATCTATCTGGCCTTCTGTGATAATCAGCCGATCAAATCCAACACACTGCTTCATCCCAAAAAGGATTGGCATGGCGTCTGCCTCGGACCACTCTTTGTTTTTATCAATTCCCTTTCTAAACTTCATATTCCGGTACTTCACAAATTGAAGCGTCCCGGACTCGTCATAAAAGGGAAAAACCAGAATGTTCTTGTTATCGGTCCTGGTGGTTAGCTCATATCGCTTGCACACCTCTGCACTAATCCCACGACTAGCCATGTACTCAACAGCCCCGTCACGAACCACAACCGGCTTCTGCGGCAGCTTCCTGTAAACCCGCTTTTCTCCAAATCCAAGGTCATAGTCAAAATCCCTTGCCAGCTCCACAAAGTGCCCGCGATAATCGCACCCGGCTCTAAAGCATTTAAACAGGCCAGTCTTCAAATTGATCGAAAACGTGTCTTTGTCGTGGTGGTCCCCGCCTTTGCATTTCGGGCAGAACTTGAAAAACAGTTCGTCTCCATGTTCGTGTGTTTCAATCCCGATTGCCCTAGCCAGTCCAAAAGCATCTTCTGACTTGAATATGTAGCTCATTGATGCCGCCACCTCACATACTGTTCAATCGTCCAGCCTTTTTCCTCTGCTAGCCTATACCAGCTTTTCGGGAATCTGTGGTTCTCTCCATCAAGCTCGATCAGGCACTCGCCGTCCCCTATGGCGGGGACCCGCTCGCCCGTCAAGGGCGAAGCGGAGGACGCGCCTTTTTTATTATTATTTCTTTGTTCCTTTATTCCTTTGTTATATTGTTGCCCTTTGCCTGCCCCTCGCTTGCCTCTGGATTGCCCATCTGTGTGCCTTTTGCTTGCCGTTGCGCTTGCCCCGCTTTGGTACTTTTCGTAATTTTTTATTGTAATCACAGTGTATTGGTTCGTTGATTCGCATGCCACTTCGCCTGTCTGTTGAAGGTGCTTTAGGCTTGTCCGAATTTCCTTAATTGACATGTGAATTTCTTGTGAAATTTTTGTTAACGAAGTGACCCGTTGACCCACCTCAATACGCCGCCCACGCCACTCTCCAGGCATGTAATTAGCCGTCAAAATCAGGTGAAAAAAGAGCAGCGTCGTGTTTTTGTCCCCGTACCATTCCCAATTGAGGATGGAGCGGTATAAAAGGACAAATCCACCATCATACATCTGCAAGATCATCACCTGCCTTTGTTACGATCACCTGATAGCCGTTCTCCAGTTCTTTTGCGGCATCTTCTTCAAGATTACTCGTAGTATAAACTTTTGTTAATTCTGACGGTTCAATGCCGTTATAAAAGTCCTGTGGATTGTGGGTGCAGGTGATCTTAAATTGCTTCTTCATCCGGCATTGCCTCCAGTCGTTCTTTCAATTCCCGGTACAGCACATCATGAATCACCTGGCCGCTGTTCTCCTCTTTGCAAAACAGGATTTGGCAGTTATAACGAGCCAGCCAAGCAAGCATGGAAGCGGTCAAAGACTTGGGATGAACTCTCGCCCTGTAGTGGCCGCTGTAAGCCTCGTCAAGGCTCCCATTCTCGACCAAGAGATATAACTTAGCCCCCGCCTCTTTGGCCCGCTCAAACTCGCGCACAAAGCGTTTCCGTTCCTGACAGTAGCAATGGGACAATTCAGACAAATCCATCTTTCGTTCTATGGCTACATTGTCCCGCAAATCCAAAACGTCACACCTTACGGAGTAGTCCCCGAAAGAGAGGGCTGCCCTCTCAATCGGGACTCCGATCTGCTTGAAACGTTTTCTGGCCCGCAGCGTGTTTTGCTCCCTGGTATCACAGAGCACTGTCATGGTAGACAGGGCCTTGTCAACAGCGAAGTGGTCCATTAAAACGGAAGATCACTGTCAGGGCTGGACGGAATCTCTGCAAATCCACCAGAAGAAGTTTCCTTATCTTTCAAGGGCTTGTCTTTCGGCGTCTTGAAATTGCCGTCCCGGATATCTCCAATGCATGCCAGAGCGCAGCACTCAGTAAACCAGCCAGTCTTACCGTCCTTCTCCCATTCCTTGTTGCGGAACAGGACACCGACGGTTTTTCCTTTCAGGGTTGTCTCGTCCCAGTTCCAGTGATAACCAGGGTTTCCGTCCTCGATACAGTACATGGCATTGTTGAATGATCTTTTAGACCAGCTGTCTTGCTCGCTTCCGTCATCATTAGGAATGCGAAGTCGATATGTGCCGCGCCACTTCTTATCTTCACGGTCCTGGCCCTTGTAATCATTAGCAAAGAAATCCTTGTATTGGCCCTCCGCGATGTCGAAAGAAACCAGAAGGACGGCCCCCCAGGAATAGGACATTTCCTCCGCGTTCAGGATTTTTGCTACATAGCCGCCAACTGGTAAATTTTCTCTGGTTACCGCTTTCTTTGCCTCATAACCGCTAAACTGCTTCATTCTTGTTTTCCTCCGTATTTTTAAATTTCAATGGACAATAAAAACCTGTGATTCTCGTATCTAAAAGGTACTCACCAGTTCTTCTACATTGCTTTCTGGCATAGGTCTCCAGTAATGGACACAATTCGCAGCAAACATGACCATCTGGGAAATAAATCTCTGCTGTTGCTTTAATATAATGTGTAACACCCTCACATTTTGCCATCAGAAATCCTCCAGTGCCTTTAAGACCATTGCCATATCGTTGTCGATCTCAAAGGATTCAAAGGCTCCCATTGGGCTTTTTGCCGTGCTGTTTTGAGATTGGGTCTCAAATACATAGCGGTTCTCCTCGTTCTTCTTTGCCAGAAGAACCGTTCCAAACAGGCTTTCAGGAACCAGCTTTTCCAACTTCCGTCCGTTGGTTTTTACCCTGGTAAAGCTGTAACCAAAATCATCACGAACCGTCTCGCTGTGCATGATAAAGATGATGGTCAGATCGGCTCTCTGTTTTCCGGCTGTCTCGATGCAGTCCCATACAAACTGCGTCAAGTCAATCCATTTTCCATAACCATTTTCTTTCATGCCCTTGATTTCCTTGTCCACCATGCAGGTGTTTAGTGTGTCAACAACAATAGTTTTGGTTTCGGTCTTCTTTTCGCTGATATCAACGATCAATTTCGTTATTTTGGGAATGTCTCTTGAAACGGTATAGTTCTTGGCTTCTGAATGGTACTGCTTGCGCCATCCTTTCCAAGCCAATCCCTTTCCATCGCAATCGACATAATACGTTGTTTTGGGGTCTAATGTTCTCATGGCTGTGGTCTTTCCGGAACCAGACTCACCCATCACGCAAATCAACTTGCTCATAATTCCTCCAAATAGTAAACCGGAATACCAACCATTTCTTCTAACTGCTCTCTTAGTTCATCAAACCGAGCTTCCAGTTCATCTTTAAGAAATTCTTCTTCGTGGTCTTTGCAGTAAATTTCACCTAAAATAACGGAATATTGATCTCCGGGTCTAATTTCTGCATCACACCTGCAGCATTTTAGAGTTTTCATTTCTCTTCCTTCCGCTTTTGCTGTTTCCAAACCTTGCCGGAACAATCGACAGAGCAGAATCGTTTTTGCCGTCGCTTCAAAACTGCGCCGCACACCTCACAGTACCGGGTTCCAATTGATGGATGTCCTTTTCTTGGCGGTGGGTCTCCAGGGTGAAGCAATTTCCATTGCCCATAGGTCATATGGGCTTTACGTGCGAAAACCGAATCCTCAATCAGGCTCATTCCTCGCACCACCAAATATCAGCCGTTTTCACGCCTAAAGATAACGCCTCCTGGTGACCTTGTACCGCAATGTCCAGCCTGTTTCCCCGGATAGCAGGGCCGGTATCGTCTGCCCGCAGATACAACATTTCGCCATTGTGCTCGATCATGATGGTGCTGCCCAGCGAAATCACGGCAGGGTCCACAGCGCAGCTCACATAGGGCGTCACGCGCCGTCCGCTGGCAGTGATGCCGGAGCCTGTACCACAGATGTGGGGCCGTTCCTCGCAGCAATAGAAGGTGATGGTTACGTCCTCCATTTTGGTTGAGCGGGCCAACAGCGCGGCCTCAATAAGCTCATTCTCTGCGGCCTCCAGCTCGTCCAACGTGATCTCCGGCATGGTGGCTTTTGTGTGTTCCGGGCGCGGAGGCTCCGCATCCACATTCAGCGCCAGGAATCCAATTAACCAGATTGCCAGAAGCCCAACGAAGCAAAGATATGTAAGAATCTGCCGTCGCTTCATGCCCGCCCCTCCAGCTTGTCCACTAGGCGGAACAGCCAGCTTGTGGCTGTCCCTATTCCAATCAAAACGAAAACCAGTTCAATCGTTGTCATCTTTCTCAACCTTTGTAACAGTAATTTCTGCTGTAACGCCTAGCTGCTCCAAACGCTTTGTCTTTAAGTAAATCAGCGCTTTCTGAAAGCAATCCAGATTTTCTTCCATAGCAAACTAACCTCCTCAAGAACTTGGTAAATTTTATGTGATTGCATCTTGTCCAATCCCTTCGGAAGTGATATAGTGTAAAAGGGATTGTTCGTGGTTGCTCAATCCTTACCCTCGTCGTGCTGCGAACACGGCGGGGGATTTTCTTTGCCCAGCCGGATTGCTTCGTCAAAGGTCATTCCATACGCTGCACGGTTGAGCTTGTCCATCAGGTGCTTCGTGTTTCGCGCCTGGGCTTCCAGGTCTTTGATACTGTCTTTTTCGTTCACAAAAATATCCTCCTATTCTTGCCAGAGGCCGGAGGATGTGTTATACTGTCTCCGATACCTCGTAGCTTCCTTACGTGGTGTCATGGGCTGTCCTCTGTTTCCGCCAGAGGCAGCCCGCTTTTTATTGTTCCTTTCGCCTAGCTCTTGTATCAGTAGTCTCTGTAATCATCAATATCAATGTTTGACGCCAAGAATCGCAGAACAACTTCCGGGTCTTCTCCTGCTTCAATGTGAAAATCAAAGCCAAGAACATGATCAATCTCCACGTCATTCAGTAAAATACGGTGATCTTTTGTTACTTTAAAGCTATTCATCGGTTTTACCTCTAACTTCAACTGATAAATCCTTGAGTAATCCAGCCAGGTCGCCCGCCAACGACATGGCCCTTTTTATTGTGTTCTCAAGCAGCTCTGCTTTACGCTGAGCTTCATCTACTCCGTTCAGCGTAACATTGAGTTTTACATCGGCCATCCTTTCACCTCCTCACCATCCATAAGAAACGAATGTCATGTAAAAAATGATAGCCCACCCAAGCCACCATAATGCCTCGTCATTCTCTTTCTCATATTTAAAATGGGTGGCGGCTGCTGCACATAAAATATAGATTATAAACACAATCGTTTTAAAAACCGCCATTTCAATCTCCTGTTGCTCCCGTCATGCTGGTAGTGCGGCGGGGTATCTTTATTCGGTTGTCCTACCTGCTATGCCGTGATATACTGGCGGGGAAGGGAGGCAATTTTATGCAATTTGGAGATTGGCCAGCTTGGATTGCACTTTCAGTTGCAATCATTTCTCCAGTTATAACTGTTTACCTCAATAACCGACATCAAGAAAAAATGGAACACATAAAACAGAAAAATGAATGGATAAAAGAAATAGCTGTCGCTGAAAAGGAAATTTTGGAAACAGCCAAACTTATGGCAAAAGACTTTTCTGGCTTTTCTGAATCTGTTTTATTAGCTATCAGTCTTTGTGGTAAAGATGACATTTCCTTGTTTTTTGATGTCATAACCTCGTTAAACTTAAACTCAAAATCCGAAAAAATGGTTCGTGATCTATCAATTTCAACTAGCAATGGGAAAACTTTAAGTTATTCCTATTGGGCTCGTTTAACATGCGAAAAGCTTATGTCCCAGAAAAATGTAATGCTACAAAAAGTATCGTTGCGGAAGAGAGTAGCGATACAAGCAGGCCGCTTATTTCTTCATCTGAAACAGCGCAGATAAATATGTAACACACTTCAATAACAGACAATAATAAAGCGATCCATTGAAATATGACATGCACCCCCTGCCAGCGTCTTTTCATTTCCCTTATAGGAAAAGCCTTGCGAGAAACATTCCGATGAGTGCGCCCAGAAAAGAGCCGAGAAACGTAAAAATATATCTCGGGCCGCGCTGCGTATCGTCGAAGGCGTTGTTATCGCAATCCTCGCGGCGTTGATGATCAAAGTTGTTGGGTAATTCAAAAATGGGTTGGCTCACCCAAATACATTCCGAAAGACTAATCATCGCTTCTGAAATCTTTGCCAAATCGCCGTCTGACAAACAACCTTTGGAACGCTCGGAAAGTAGTTGCAGCTGCTTTTCGAGCATTTCCGATATTTCCTGATTTTTCACTTTCTAACCCCCTCACTCTATTGGCGTGCGCAGTTATTTTAGAATTTGCTTCTTCTGCCCTCTATCATTGGAGGGCTTCCTTTTCTCCGTTGGTGCTGCTGTCTTCTGAAAGAAGCTCGTCCACCGTGATGCAGAAATAATCGGCTACCAGTTTCAGATTGTCCACGCTGGGAGAAACCTTACCCCACTTGTAAACCGTCCCGAAACCAAGTCCGACAGCCTTCTCCAAGGCCGTGATGTTTATGCTGTTCTCCCGACAAAGACGCTTGATATTGTCAAGAATCAAGGTATCACCTCCGATTGGAATATCTTCTTGAATCGTCCCCCCCTTAGTGATATTATTGGGACAAAGGAGGGAGATATTTACGATTATGTTTTGGAAAAAACTATCAAGGTCCGAAATCCAATGTATCGAATCGAATATACGACAGCTCAAAGACAGCGAAAAATTGATAAATACAACTGTAAATCCAGCGGTGTTTTTTGGAAGGATCAATTTTACATTAGATTTGCTTCTTCATTTATCGCAATATGAAAAATACAAAATATTTAAAGGGGCTACTCCAACACATGACTACAATATAATATTGGAAAATATAGAGTTAACAGTCGATAAGTTTATAGATCGTGCATTGGAGAGCAATCAGAAGAAAATCGAGACCTTAAAAACAGATGGAGCCAAAAGAAGAAACTACGAAAAGTTTACGTCCGCATTGATTGCAGCGTTTGATTGCGCAAACACATTTTGGACTGGAAATGCTGGATTCCCTCACTATACTGGGCCTCTTTATACTTGGAAGAATTATGAAAGAGTAAAAGCGATTTATGAATCTTCCAGTAAATTTCTATCAGAAAAACAAATCCCTCCCTCCCAAAATTTCTTAAAATGAATTAGAAAACACCTTCCTTTTCCTTGACGGAAATCGGAAAATATGCTAACATTGAATTGCTGATACAATTACATATATTCCGATTAGGCCCGTATCATATAGGGGCTTGGTTTTTGTTACCCTATGCCTCTATTATATTAGCAAATTTACCGATTGTCAACAAAAATTTAGGAAATTTACTAATTATTTTCAAGGGGTGATTTTTTGGTCGACAGGATTAGAGAATTGTGTTCTTTAACTGGAAAATCTTTATTTTCTTTGGAAAAAGAATGCGGTTTTGGAAACGGGACAATA